CTACTCAACTTAAAGTTAGTAGAAAATGGAACTCAATAATGATGGGTATCAAAATGCAAGGCAAGAACGGTTTGTTCACTCCGCCTACATATAGCCACATTTATAAACTAAAAACTGTTCAAATGTCTAATGACAAAGGAACATGGTTTGGTTGGGATGTATCTAAAGTTGGTCCTATTGAAGATAAATCAGTATACGGAATAGCAAAAAATTTCGCTGAAAGAGTATCAAAAGGCGAAATTAAAGCTAAACATGGTACTGAAGAACCTAAAACGGACGTTCCATATTAACCTAATTCTCCTATGGGAGAATGGTTGCAACGAAAGGCGGAGAAGCGAGAGTGGATCCGCCTTTTAACCGAATGATAATATGGAAAAATTTATAGAAATATTTAGAGGACTTAGTAGAGCCCATGGATGTACCTACATAAACACTGTACCTAAAAACGGGGTTAAATTAAAAACTAAATCTTTTGTTAAAAGAGAAAAAGTTACTAATGATCTTTGGCGCAATCATTTAGAAGGTATTGAACCTAGTCTAGGAATAATACCCATTAATGAAGAAGATACATGTAAATGGGGATGCATTGATGTGGATAGTTATGCTGGATTTGATCATCAAAAATTATTAAACAAAATTAAATTATTAAAATTACCATTAGTAGTATGTCGATCTAAATCAGGAGGGGCTCATATCTTTTTATTTTCAGATAAGAATATAGAAGCTAAAATAATGAGAGACAAACTAAATCAAATTAAAGCAATATTGGGTTTTGGAAATGCAGAAGTATTTCCAAAACAAATAGAATTAAAATCACAAGAAGATACAGGAAACTTTTTAAATCTTCCTTACTTCAATGGAGATAACACAACAAGATATGCTTTTAAAGAAGATGGAACAGCAGCAAACTTAGAAGAATTTTATGAGATCTATAATAATGAAAAACAACTAAATGTTGGTCTCATAAAACTAGAGAGGCCCGAATCAGAATTCTCTGACGGGCCTCCGTGTATTGAAACTTTAGCTGCAGAAAAAATAGGGGAAGGTGGCAGAAATGCAGCTTTATTTCATTTTGGAGTTTATGCTAAAAAGAAATGGCCAAATAATTGGAAAGAAAAAATTTCATGGTTTCATGAAAATTATATTGTTGGAGATTTAGAACAAAGAGAAATTGATATAATTAAAAACCAGCATGAGAAAAAAGATTGGGGATGGAAGTGTAATGATGTTCCTATGTGTAATCATTGTGATAAGCAATTATGTAAAACCAGACAATTTGGAATAGGTTCTCAAATGATGTTTCCAGACTTAAGTGACCTACAAGAAATTCAATTAGAAGAACCTTATTATTATTTAAATGTGGATGGTAAAAGATTAAAAATTCCAAGCGCTAAATATTTAAGACAGCAACCTTTATTTGAAGAAGCATGCATTGCAGGGATAGGGATATATCCACCTAGTATGAAACTAAAAGACTGGAAAATCCTTGTAAATCAACTACTTAGCATGCGTGAAATTATTTCTCCTCCTAAAGGAACATCTAAAAAAGATCAATTACAAAATCATTTAGAAGAATTTTGCACTAATAGAACTTCCACAACTGTTGAAAAAGAAGACATTAAAAAAGGAAGTGTATTTACAGAGAACGCAAAACATTATTTCCTTTTTGATTCTTTCTTTTATGGATTTCTTCAGAGAAGAAGATGGGATGTTAAGTTTCAAGAAACTAGTCAAATGTTAAAAGAACATTGTGGTTGTACTACAGAAAGAATTATATTAGGAAAAAGCAGGCCA